ACAAGACGCCCAAGGGTTCCGTTGTTGTGCGCGCTAACTGGTCAGACAATCCCTGGTTGCCACGCACGCTTGATGACGAACGCCGCGACGTTATGGCTATGTCGCCAGAGCGTTACGGTCATATCTATGAGGGCGAGTACCAGAGCGTAACCGAAGGCGCATACTTTGCAAGCCGCTTGAATGAGGCGCAACTAAGCGGTCGCATCGGCAACGTGTCGCGCGACGGGCTGGTCAAGATATACGCTATCTGGGACATCGGCAGCACGTCCAACGCGGCAGACGCCACATCAATCTGGATCGTGCAATTCATAGGCGATGAGGTGCGCGTGCTGAATTACTACGAGGCAATCGGACAAGCGTTCGACGACCACGTTCATTGGCTGCGCTCTAACGGATATGAAGACGCGGTGTGCATCCTGCCGCATGACGGGCGCAAGCACGACTTTGTTCACACAATCACGCCGCAGGGCTTTCTGGGCCGCGCGGGATTCACGACTGACGTTGTGACCAATCAGGGCAAGGGCGCTGCATTGCTGCGGATTGATGCGGTGCGGGCTATGTTGCCGCGTTGTAGGTTTAATGAAGACACGACAGAAAGCGGGCGTCTTGCGTTGGGCGCGTATCGCCAGAAGGTTGACGACGTGCGGGGCGTGGGCTTGGGTCCGGTGCATGATTGGGCGTCACACGCGGCTGATGCGTTTGGCTTGGTTGCCGTATATGCAGAGCGGGCCAGCACGACGAACAAGCGCAAGCCCCTGCGCCGCAACATTCAAGGCATAGCATAAGCAATAGCCATTAACCCCAAGCTGTGTTATGTTTGCAACGAAAGGGGCATTTATGGCACAGTTTCTCGACTTCATGGATATGATTAACGGCGGTGGCGCTGGCGCTGGTGGTGATAAGTTTCAAGGCGGCGGGCTGTTGTCCGACATCGCCAACTCGCTGTTTTCGCCGCGCGGATCGCTTAACCGGATCGCACCGCAGCAACGACCGCAAGGCATGGGGCAAATGGCACAAGCGCCGCAAATGATGCCACAAGGCACGCCAATGCAGGGCCAGCCACAACAGCCGCCCGTTTCCCAAGGCATCACAACCCCGCAAGTGCAAACCGCATCGCTTAACGAGCTTGAGGCGCTGTATCAGGAAATGGTCGCGGCAGGTATCTTGCCGCCAATGGCCCCACAAATGCGTCAGGGACCGTTTTAATGGCTGACCGCGTATCGGACATCTTTGCGCTACCGCGTGACCAGTTCGACGGGCTTCTAAATGAATTAGAGGGCGCGGGGCGTGACACGTCTGACTTGCGCCGACAGTATCGCCGCGAGAATAGTATCTTTAGCGGGCTTTACGATTGGGCCAACAGCACGCAGGACGACCTTGCAAGCGAGGGGCGACGCGGTGTTGGCGGTGGCTTGCTATCAAAGGACATCGGATCGACAGGCGGTGATGCAGTGGGTTCCATGCGTCTTGAGCCTGGCGCGTTTGTGTCGGGATTACTTGGCGGCGCGGGGCAAGCGTTAGACGCGCCAGCAGCCGCAGCGCGGGGCGACATGCTACCGCAAGACATGATTGGCGAGGCATTAGGCACGGCGGGCGTTGCACAGCTTGGTGGGGCCGCTATGGCTGCGCCTAGTGGGGCGTTGCGTTCGGGGCTGGCCCGCAACCAAGTAAGGCTTGACGCCAACGAGGGAGGCGCGGACATAAACCTAGCAGACGGTTCAAAAGTTGGGCGCATTGATTACATTGAGTCAGACGGGGCTGTAAGGGTGTTGCGTTCTGACGTAGCGCCAGAGTTTCAGGGGATGGGGTACGGCACGGACGCATACAGGGCGTTGGTTGACGACACTTTAGACAGGGGCCTGTTGTTCCAAAGCGATTCCACGTTGCTTCCGGGCGGCAAGGCTATGTATTCTAGGCTGGCCCAAGACGGGTACGTCATGAATGAAAGCCCTAACGTGAGAATGGCTTACCCCGGCAATCAAACAACAATGCCACGATATAACCCTGACGACCCAAACCGAGTTTCCACTGAACGCTCAAACAGCGTTGAGTATAGGCAGTCAATTGATCCCGTTATGACTATCTCAGGCAGAACTCCGCAATCCCCCGCGCAAGAGGTCTCTGGCCTTCTACGCAACAACCGCGCCGCAGACGTAACCGACGACATGATGGCCGCAGTCGATCCGCAAGAAATGTTTAGGCTGTACGAGTCCGGCGCTACTGGCGTTGATATGCCAATGGATGCGGCAAGCCGGATGTCGCGGGCCGAGGGCATGGGGTTTGATACGGGGACGCCGCTTTATCATGGGACTGACGCGGACTTTCAAGCCCATAGGTTGTCTGACGGGTCTTATGGGCGGTCAGTGTACACCACTACAAACCCTGAAAAGGCCAGTAACTACTCTTACAAATTTAGGGACATTGGCGGGGGGGATGTAGAGCAGATGCCCGGATCAAACGTCCATAGGCTAATATCAAGCGATTTTAGAAAGTCCCCACCCCCTACAAACTATCAGATTGACGACCCCTCCAACATACGCAGCCAGTTCGCCCGATTTGACCCGCGCCTCGGCCACCTATCCAACCTTAACGCGGCGAACGCATCGCCTATGACTGGACTTTTGGCCGCACCTGTTGCACAAGAGACACAGGAATTGCCGTTCCAGAAATTCTTACGAGGTTTGTTCCAATGACAATCAACACATACGCGGGACTGCAATCGGCGGTCGCTGATTTTCTCAATCGGTCAGACCTCACAGCCACGGTGCCAACATTCATTGCGCTTGCAGAGGCGGACATAGCCAGGCGCGTGCGCCACTGGCGCATGGAGGAGCGCGTGGCAGTAAGCTATGGCGCGCAGTTTGAGGACATCCCGACGGATTGGGTCGAGACAATCAGCTTGCACCTTACGAACGCCGACGGGCCGCATCAGCTTGATCTCGCGTCCCGCGCTGATCTTATGGACCTGCGCTTCCGCAGCGGCGACGTTGGCGGGCGTCCAATTTATTACGCAATGTCAGCCAATCAATTCGAGCTTTACCCAAAGCCAGACGAGGCATACGCGGGCGAGCTCTTATATGTTGCAAAAATACCCACTTTGTCGGATAGCGCAACAACAAGCTGGCTGTTGACAGAAGCGCCAGATGCTTACCTCTACGGGGCGCTGGTTCACTCGGCACCATATCTAAAAGAAGACGCAAGAGCTACAACGTGGGCCGCAATGTATCAGTCGGCAATTGACGGCTTAAACACAGCGTCCAACAAATCTAAATTTAGCGGCACCGGGCTGCGTATGAAAATCAAGGGGCTTTCCTAATGGCACATTACACCCAGACCACAGTATTCGGACCTTACGTGAATCAACAGCGTTCCATTGAAACCGTCCTGTTGATCGTTGACGCGGGCACGGGTAGCGTAACCCTTCAAGCTGACAGCAACGGCAACTGGATCACAGAAGAGGTGTTCAGCGCAGACACAACGAAGCGAGTTGTGGTCGGCGGCGGCAAGTGGCGCGTACTTATCGCGGGCAACGCTGAATTTGACTGGACTGAATAATGGCGGTTCGTTCTGCGGTTCGTTCAACGGTTTTTAGCACGTTGCTGTCGGCTACTTCGCTCGCAAGTGGATCTCCGACTGAGGCCTATGCCGCTAACGGTTTCGCCCCGCAACTGGTTGCAGACTTCATTCGGGAAAAATACTTCGTCAACGCGGTCGCAACGACGTTCGCAGGTATGATTGATTACACTGGTGGTCTGTCCACGATGGTCGATAGCGATGGGGTGCTGAAGTGGTCTACACACAATGACGTTAACGATCCTACATCGCCAGCCACGCAAAACATTGTAGTTGTTGTTGGCGCAAAGCACACTGTTGAAATGACGGGCGCGGGTTCTGTCACGCTTTCGGGCGCGGGGTCGGGTTCTGTTACTGCCGGTTCACCAGTTGAAGTCACGGCCACAACAACCACGTTGACGCTCACAGTTGTGGGTACGGTCTCTACGATGTGGTCGTACAGGTCTGACTTAGGAGGTATGGTGGACAACCCCGATGCGGGTTCCTCTTACGTTCCGGTTCAGGGGGTTCTCCCACGTCGCGGCAACCACAAGTGGAACGGCACCGCGTGGGTAAACGCTGGTCTGAAGATCGAGAGTGCGGCGGCTACGAACCTACTGTTAAACACCGCCACCCTAGCGACCCAATCAAAGACAGTCACGGCGGTTCCGCATACCCTGCACTTCACTGGCACAGGAACAGTCACGCTCACGGGCGCATCAACAGCGGGTCCACTTGTCGGTACAGGCACGGGCGAGGAAAACCGTGTCAGCCTGACATTTACCCCGTCTGCGGCGTCGCTAACGCTAACAGTGTCCGGTACTGTATCAGCGGCACAATTAGAAGTCGGTTCCGTTCCATCTTCCTACATACCAACCAACGGCGCAGCAGTCACTCGTATCGCGCAAACAGCCTCTATCGCTGGTGCCAGGATGCCAGACTACCAGACGCCTACTTACATTGGTCCTGAGTTGGTTACGAATGGTACGTTTGATACTGATACGACTGGGTGGGTAGCTGGCTTTGGTGCCGTTGATGGGACTTTTGCATCTGTGGGCAGTGAGTTGCTTTATACTGTGGGGGCGGGTGACGGCGCATCTCCTAGATATACAACACCTCTAACGGGCCTTACCATTGGTCAAACGTATGAGTTAAGGATCGACGCGAAAACATCGGTTGGGGCTGGTGACAGGCTTTTAATATGGACTGGGAGCGCCGATGGGACAGGAGGCGGGGCGGTTATTCAGACCACCGCGTCTGGGTGGTCTGGCCTTGGCTCAAAGTCTTATGTTGTTATCGCGACAGCGACTACGATGTATGTGGTCTTGGGTTTCGCCAGCAGCGTAGCAGGCGATACTCTTGGCGCGGACAATATCTCCGTCCGTGAAATCGAACCACTCGCAGTGTCCATCGCCCTCAAGGGTGACATGACAGGCGCAACGGCAACCCATGTGCAATGGCAGGTAGACGCAAGCAACCTTATCAAGCAATCAGCGGCGTCTAGCACACTCACGTTTGCACAAGAAACCGCAGGCACGTTGGACACGGTTGTAGGTGGCAGCTTCACGGCTGGAGTGAATACCACTTTTAACATTGCGTCACGTCACGGGTCCACGTTTATCAACGGCGCGGTATCCGGCTCTGCCCTTACAGCCAACACCACACCAACGGCAATTGCAGACCTATCGGGCGCTGCGTTTGAACTAACTAAAACTGGCATCATAAACCTCGGACAACTGGTCGTGTGGCCGGAAGACATTGGTGACACAGGTATCGAGGAGGCAAGTTCATGAGCCATAATCTAGGCACAGAAGACGATCCGATCTTAGTGAACGTTCAGTACAGCGGCGGTACACTCGACGCGGTTATTCGCTGTGACGATTACGCCACATTCCAGACAGCCGCGCTTTACGCTGAGTTGACATACGAAGTCATGGAAACCGTTGTTGACCCCGAAACGCTTGAGGAAACCCAAGTCGGCACA